ATGGTTATGTTTGCAAAGCCAAACAATGTGAAGCCAAGTGGCAAAAACAGTGGGGGTGGCTCTATCGGACTTAGAATAATTGCATCTAGCACATGCAGCAACCAAGTTATCGGGATAATCATTACCACCTTTTGAAATTGGTATCACATGATCCACAGTATCAGCATCCATACCACAATACTGGCATGTGTATTGATCTCTCCTTAGGATTGTTTCCCTTATCTGCCTCCATCGTCTTGTACTACCATTCGGTCGTCTAGCTGATCTACCCATTGATTTAACTCCCATCGTTCTACTACTTGGACACATCATTAATCTAACAGGATGTAATACTGGAAGTTTTTCAGTAGCACCTGGTTTTCTTGCTTCTACAGATGTAATGCCATTTATCATTGGTCTACCCACTTTTGTAGTTCCAATTTTTATTCTCATAATATGAGCCATTTGTGAAATGGACGAATAAGGTCTATCAAGTATTCGAATTAATTCTTTATACCCTAAATTCGTATTGGCTTTAAGTATAATTTTTTCATCTAAAGTCCAATTGCGCATTAGTACCATCCCTTAATCTTATGATGAGCGAGCGCATTACATGGATTATCGTATCGCTTCTTTATGTATTTTAATTGCCAATCTATTTGTTTATATCCATCAACTGTAGATAACCATTTGCTTCTACCTTGAGGTATTCCATAATGACTACCATTCTTGGCTTTTGGATTCCATCTTGATTCTTTGTAATTCAATTCATCTAAACAATAGAAATGATCAAGATTATTAAGTTGTATAAAAGCCCATTGACGATAGTGATTGGTTTTATCTAATGGTGCGGAATGTGCTTTTTCAAAGCCTGAAATGTTGGCTAAACATAGAGCTATCACAAATAGCGAGCACCTTGCGAACCTCCCCCTTCGGGGTTCGCCTTTTGGCTTGGAGAGCCAATGCTCTTTATAGCGTATCATATCGAGTCAAATCCAAACACATAACCGCAGGTCAGATCGCGTGTCGCGAAATGGCACAATTGAGTATTGATCAATCCAGTTATTGTCATAACCTGCTTCACCCATTTCTACTAGCTATCGCTTCAGCCATACCATTAGTTCCCGGAAACAAATCATCTAAAATATCTCCATTTTGATAATTAAGTAAATCTAAGATCCAAGTGTTAAAGGCTAATGGTTTAGCACCAACCAGACCTTTACGCATGGCTATTGAACTACTCATCCAATCTCTGACCATAGGCTTACGCTTATTGTCTTTACGCCCACCATAAAGCAACACAGCCTCCCAAGCGTATTGCACAGTAGTGGGTCGTATTTGATGGAATGTCTTAGCCCATGCACAAATGCGAATGCCTTCATGTTTAATCATCCAAGATAAATCAGCCGGATTACAACTTAAAGCCCAACCATCAGGATATTCAGCCATCAATCGATCGATAAGATCCCAATGCGCTTGCTTACCATCCCAGATAGCAGCCTGATCATGTAATTTGCCATAGAGTTTTTTGCCTTGTTTGTAGTAAGGCGGATCAGCGTATGCAAACTTCAAATTGACATCCACCCCTCATACTCAGCCTCTGGATGATCCACAATCCATTGCTCACGCAAGTGGTTTTGGTAAATCCAGTTCATTTCGTGTTCTCCTTGATCATGAGAATCGCACATGTATGGCACTCCTTATCTGCAAACATCCAAGCACCACACTTAGTGCAGCGCATGACAGGCTCTTGAGTATCAGTTGATTCAGCTAAATTCTTTGTGCCAACGGCTTGACATTTAAGACATTGAAAGACCCTAAATCCTTCATGGCTGTCATAACCATCAAGCCAGATAAACTCTGAGTTGGCTGAGCAGAAATTACAACGGAATTTAACCATCTTTACTCGCCCAGCCAGTTCCTCTAAGTATGAATGGCACAGCTGTATAAACACGCCTCATTTCTGCACCACATACTTGACATTTAGGAGTTTTATGCTCCATTGGTAGATCCATTACAATAACGATTTCCTCGCCAGGACATTCGTAATCGTAATTAGGCATGGTAAGGAATCCTGTTGATTGTATGACAGGAATAGCATCGAAGCAGATCGCCCTCATGAAGTAATCTGTCATCGTTGCATGTATCGCAAGTGATTGTTGATGGCTCGACTTTAACGCCTTCATCTGTAAAAGTAGCAGTTAAGCCAGAGCCGTCAATGATTTGTAATTCACCCATTTATTCACCTCCTTCAAAATACCATTTTCCATTAGCTGTAAGTTTTGCCCACTTGGCTTCACATTGTTTGGCTTTGCAAACATAACCATAATAAGGCTTACCTCCTTTTGATATTCCTTCTTTAAGAATATGACCATGTTCGCATGCTGGTGGCTCATTAGGTGTTGATGCACCAATCTCAGCTACAACATCACGAACTGACCATGCAACTGGCTCAGGCTTTTTGTCAGCCGCAAAACTATCTCTAAGGATGGTTTCGATCTGTGCTGATTTAGTGCCGGGCTTTCCATACATGTTTTGACGACTTTCCAGCTTCTCTTTGAATGATGGGTTTGTTTCAACCTTTTTCATATCATCCTTAGTTGCAGTCTTGTCAGATCCTTTGAGTAGGATTATTGCCCTTCCTAAACTGCTTGTAGCTGTATCCTCAACATAAAACTTTTTCATGTTAGGAATGTAAGTTTCTCTTGACCCAAAGGCTATGTTTGAAACAGCCGGGGATGAATCTTTAGCATCACGCCAAAGCGTTGCTTGCACCAATATATAACCTTTTTCAGCATCATGACTGATTACTGAAATGTCTGATCTTCCCATTGGATAATTGGCAATGAACCATTTGTTCAAAGTAGCCACATCCTCGTAATCCTCAAGATTGAATGCCATTAGAGATCATCTCCTTTTTTGAAATCGATGTCGGTTTCGGCATCATAGACAGTCGCATAAATTGCTGTGTATGCTGCGATGTCCACAAGAGAGTCCCAATGTCCTGGGGATTCTTGCAAACGGCTAATTTTCTGCAATATGTTAAAGATACAAATGTCATGAGGCATGACTGGGTATTCAAGGTATGAACCGACCAACTTACTGATTCGCTCCATGTTATAGAATGGATGCCCATAGACAGCACCACGACTTTGGATTGTCGAAATTGCTTCATCGAACAGCGTTTCAGTTTTTTTCATAATCGAACACTTCATCTGATTTACGCTTGGTTTCAACCATTCGGCGGTGCATATCCCAGCCATCTTTTCGACCACGCCAGTAGGCGGTGTCTTTAGCATTTCCTAGTGATGAGTAATAAAACATAATTGCAAATGCTGCCATAAAAAATATCCACGCAGCTTGTAGATCGGTCATAATGTCGCTCCCTTACATATCCACAGTATCTCTGTGAATACATAAAGTTTGACCTAAATCAAGTTATTTATCTACCTGCTTTATGGCGTGTCTTATAACGATTAGATAACGCCAATCTCCTCAAATTCATCGATGTGATCATCAATCGTACGATCCCTATAGTCGGTTTCAAGCCCCATACGACCTTCCAAGAGCTGTGAATGAACCATCCTTATTGATCGGAATAAGCGTGGGAGTCATGTTTTTGCCGTTCCATTCAAGGATAACTATGCCCATTTGCCAGTTGGCGATGCCTTTGGTGTAAAAAGCCTTGGCTTTGTTCATGAGGTTTCCGGTTTCTATACCGTAAATCGTCCTGTATTGCCCTCCTAAGCCCTCAGAAAACGATGATAGACCCAATTTATGGGTATGCCCACAAACGACGCTCTTACCGACCTTTTTGGCAAGATTTAGGGCAGTTAAACCGGCATTAGGATTTGAGTTGCTTTCATCTCCATGAGCCAAGATCCAGCCCTTTTCGAATTCATAGAATGTTTTGTGGAATGTAATGCCCAAGCTGTCAAAATCCATGAACTTGGCGTATTGCAGCTCTGGGAGGCTAATCAGCCCCGGCACTTTCAAAAGTGTGTTGTAAAGCCGATCTGTGTGATTTGATCTGACAATGTGTGCTTCCTTGACATTTTCAGTCAATGCCCAAAGAATGTCTTGAGTTGCCTTGCGGTCAGCATCAAGGGTTTGTTGATAAGCCAAAGGTGTTTTCTCAGCCCATCGAGAAATGGTTTGAAAGTCAATCTCATCGCCAACGCATAAAACGCTATCAAACTTCTCACGGCGTGCCAGTTTAATGACATTTTTGACAGCTGCTTCATGATGGTATGGAATCTGTAAATCTGAAATTACCAGATATCGCTTAATCTTCGTCCTCATCCGGAGTAGGAATAACTGGGATAATTCC